AGCTAAAGCGATGGGTACGCGATGAACTACCGGCGCGTGCTATTCTCCGTCACCACGTAGTCGGCGACATGGGGAAAGAATCGTAAGAAACGTAGCCGGCGCCTCGAGCTCGAGGCGCCGGCTTGACCTGGCAGCCAAGCTCGAGTTAGATTGCTCCCCACTCCTCTGCGCACCGTTGGGGACCTTCAAGCACACGCTGCCTTAAGGCCCCGACCTGCGCCTTCGGCCCCGACTCACATCGGGGCCTTTTTTTGCCCCGACCCCGACCCGAAACGCCAGCGATGAATCCCCGACCCCGACCCGAAACGCCAGCAATGAATCCCCGACCCCGACCCGATTTGACGGGATATGTGAAATCGTGATAAAGTGGGCGCTCGTCAACAAACCGGAGTTCGAAATGAAAAACTACAAACAAAAGATTAAGGAATTGGGCTTTTCCGTTATGCGCGGTGGTTATCACGGCACCACCGATGACCGCATTGACCGGTGGTACGTGGAGCACCCGGCCACAGACTGTGTAGACCATCGTGGATCTGGATTCAAAACATTGCGAGACGCATATCACGCCACCGCTGAGGTAGTAATGATGTGGAGAGTCGATGAGGAGGAAATCATCAGGTCAGAAACTTGCTCGACGTCAGCAAGTTCTCGGAGACCTTAAGATGTGAGACTATTCCAAGCACAACCCGGTTTTGCCCCCCTCCGGTTGTTGACGCTACTTAAAGGGGGCAATCGGCCACCGGGGTTTCTATCCCTTCCCCGGTGGCCCGGTCGGAGCTCTCAGCCCCTTGCTAGAGCTCCGACCACCTTTTCCTCACCCAGCTACGCTACCCCGCCGGCGCTACCTGGCCTCGAGACTCTGAACACCTACTTGGCCCCGACCCCGACTCCCGACCCCGACCCGACTATTGCGGTTCCCGAACCCCGACCCCGACCCGACTTCGAGCCTCCTCGAGCATGTACTCAACCAGCCCCGACCAATCGTCCCCCGACCACCGACAACGCACCACCAACCCCGATTCCCCCGACCTCAAACCATTGACCACGAGCTCCCGACCCTGCTCCCCCCCGAATAAATACAGGTTGGGGGAGGAGAGAGGGTGGGCTAAGAAGAAACTTACCCCGCCAGATCGGTAAAAAGCGTAGTGCCACGCAATTTGGTGAGACGACAGATTTAGCCGGTAATTTTTAGTCGTTTTGAGCTCAATCCAAAATGGCACTCCCTCGGCGCACACAAAAACGTCTGGAATCCCTCCTCCAAAGCGGTTTTCAATCCGCGTCAAGTGCCAATCTTGAGGTATTTTCTTCTTCAGCCGATTCCACAACAGCGTCTCCGGTTTCTGCGACATCTACCACCTCGTATTGTGCCTCGAGAAAGACTGATGGATGCTGCCGGCGCAGCTCGAGCAGCCGCACCTCTATCTCCTCGCGGCTCATACTCTCGACAGCGTGGTAATGATTCGTCTCACGTCTATCTACAGTCAAGCCGCCCAAGGCCGAGCGGGTTTTCTCGGCGTTAATGGCCGCCGAGAATTTCCCACCTTCCTCAGCACCAATCGAGAGCTCGCGCAGTCGCTTAAGCTGGCCCAGCAGAGTTACGCCATATTTCCTTTGTCGATCCTCACGGAGCTCATTGATATATTCCGCGACGTGGGGAAACAAGCCAGGGTCAAGAAGTTTATACGCCTGGGCCTTAGCCACCCCGGGTCCATCACTGTAGCCGGCGAGGCGCACGCACTCCGCGTTTGAGTTCTGGCCATCCACATAATATCGCGCGAACTGTTTCTGACGGTTCGTTAGCGTCCGCCCAGTTTTTTCTTCGATTGCTTCGGCTCTTCGAGCCATTCCAGGTTTACTCATTAGGTTTGCCCCGTATAGCAGGTAAAATATGAAAACAGTTTTCAGATCTTAGTTCAACGCCCCTTCGCACGACTAGAAATTTTTATTCGATATAAATCATTACAAACAAGTACTTACATTACAAACAAAGCATGAAACACGTAATCATAAAACATGACAAAAAGTGTTACGAATGAAAACCTGTAAAAACAATGACTTACAGACCTAAAAATTACGAAGTGTTACAAGTGTTACGAAAACAGCGAAAAGTGTTACGGATCTTTTGTCCATGTTTCAATGACTTACGGCCGAAAACCCCAAATCCGTAACACCGTAACACTTTTTTTGACCAAAAAAACGTTTTCAAAAAACGTTTTCAGATTTTGCCTGCTATACGGGGCGAAGTCATTTTCCTTGATCCTATGTCCCCCATCATTTATTATTAGGTTGTAGTTCCAGAAAGCAGAGAGGAGAGCATTATGAAAGACCCTACCCCAGACATCAAAGAGATGCCGCTGCAAGACGTGCGCGTTGAGTTCGAGCGCCTTGGCGGTATGTTTCTGGACGTCGATGTCAGTTACCACCTTGAATTTGAAGCCGGCGAGCGTTACCCCATCGTCCACGTGGACGATGTCATAGGGTTCGTTGCTCGGTTGCAGAAATACATCAGCGTGAAGCACGAGGTCGTTAACATGGCCGGCCTTGAGCAGCGTCTCGAGGACCAGGTCATCGAAAACATGTGGGCGGATGGAGAGCTGCCATGAGAACAAAAGAGCGCACCCCAGAGCATTTGTTTGCGGAGGCTTGTCTCAGCGACAACACGTTGGAAGAGCTCCAGGTGGCCGTTGCGTTGCCGCCGGACAGCTATGACATGGCCGAGTTTGGCATACCCTCAGCGGCTGCGTATTACGCTGCACTGAGGGACGCTATCGAATGGATGGAGGAGAGGACATGAAAACAATCACGATCAACAAGACTGAGCTGAACATTTCGGCAGCCGAGCAACGCGCGTTGGGCATCTTGGCGGACCACGATTTTACTGTGCCACTGAGCGCATTTGAGGAGGGGCGGTCATGGCGGCACAAGAAATTTATTTTGCCGCGAGGATCTAGAGCGAAGAAACTCGGCATTGAGGTTATTGATCTGGATATTTTGTGTAATCTTTTTGGCGGTATTTCGCACCAGAGAAACATGAGAAAGGACGTTATTGAGAGAGGAACGGCAGCGATTATTCGATTTTGGGCTGCCGGCGCCGGAACGTGGATGGGAACACCTCCATGCTCTCAGCAAGCAGCAAGCAGGCTTAAACGCTTTTTTCGTGAACATCCGCGTCACAAGAAATGTGTGCTTGGTGACCCCCGAAAAATAAATCTCATTTTGGCAAAGTGCGGGGGAGCGTTGTCATGAGCCCTGGACCGTGCGAGAGGTGCCACCAACCGATTTTGGATGAGGATGATTACCATTCGGATGATTCGGGCGAGCATCACCAAGCCTGTTTTGACGAGTGGTTCAAGGAGGAGGGGGCCTATTGGCGTCCGATTTACGATCGGGAAAAACGTGCTGGACTGATACCGAAACGAGGAGATGATAGTGACCGTATTTGATGAGAGTAAAATTGAGCAGAATGTTCGTGACAGGTTTGCAGCGGAAGAAGACGCAATCCGGATACCAGTACGAAAACTGGACCGGGACATACTCAAGGCCGCTTCGGAGTTGACATCGACGGAGGCGAGATTTCTGGTCGATGCTTATTACTCGATGCAAGCTGGGCGCATCCGCGCCAACAACCAGATTCGTGCCCTCACGGAAAGCGGGGAACCGCATGAGAGCATCGGTTGGCTTTCAACCGAGAGCCGTGTGCTGGAGGAGAGTGTCAAACGCGCCTTGGACGTCTACTCGGATAACCACCCTGTCGGAACCAGAATGCGGACCGTCGTGGGGGTCGGGCCTGTTATCGCAGCCGGCTTCCTGGCCCACATCGATATAAACCGAGCGCCAACAGCGGGTGCAATCTGGCGCTATGCAGGACTCGACCCAACCAGCGAATGGCGCAAGGGTGAGAAGCGACCCTTCAACGCGGCGCTCAAAACCTTGTGCTGGAAACTCGGCGAGTCCTTTGTGAAGGTGTCAAACCACCCCGACTCTCTTTACGGACAAATCTATAAGGAACGCAAGGACATCGAGCTCAGCAAGAACGAGGCCGGCGACTTTTCCGACCAGGCTGATGCTAAATTGGAAAGGTACAAAATCGGGAAGACTACCGACGCCTATAAAGCGTATTCCATTGGCAAACTGCCACCGGCCCACATTCATGCGCGCGCCAAGCGGTATGCTGTGAAAATGTTCATCTCACACCTCCATGAAATCTGGTACGAGATCGAACTTGGGAAACCGGCACCCGTTCCCTACGTCATGGCGCACGGCGGCCATGTCCATAAGATCGAGCCGAACTGGTAGCATCATCCACGAACCAAGATGGGAGAGAGGTCCAGGCAAGCAGAGCGAACCAACGCGTGAGAGAGAATCATGGGTGTTGACAGAATCAATTGGAGAAAATGATCCAACCGGAGACGAGGGAACCAAGTGAGAAGAGAGATCCACACTTGGCAAGCAGGGCGAGAGGTCCATTGAAGGAGAGCGAACCAATGGGTGAGAGAGAATCAGGATCCAGGGAACGAATCAGGTAAACAGAATGATCCAGGGAACGCGAGCAGTTTTACATGCGGAACGAGAGGTCCATCCGAGGCGAGGGAACCATCTGCGAAGAGAGAATCAAGAATGTTGAACGAATCAACAACTCCGAATGAATCAAGCTTTTGTGAACGAATCAAAGGTTCGGAATGATCCAGTTCCATCTGAGCGAATTTTGCCAATCAAGAAGAGAGAATCAAGGTAGATGACTCAGAAGCAGTCAGACCGACGTTTTAAATCCACTCTTGGAGACCAGAACCACCAATGATGAGAGATTCAAATCCATTAGAGGAGAGAGATCCAAATCCATATCCACGGAGAGATCCATCCGGGGCGAGCGAACCACAAACCAAGAGAGATTCAAATCCACTCGACAAGAGAGAACCACCTTCTCTGAGAGATCCATTTACCGGAGAGCGAGCCAGTGCCAGAGAGAGAATCGAAGAACAGGAACGAATCAGGTACCACGAATGATCCATGAAAAAAGAGGGAACCATCCGCGAAGAGAGATCCAACGGTCTACAGGGAACCAACGATGACGAGAGATCCACCCAGTCAGAGGGAACCAATTGAGAAGAGAGAACCATTTAGGAGTGTGAAATGATAACTGAGCGAAGTTTCGATCGCAGCATTAAGAGGATTATTTCCGGCGTGACATACAACACCGAGACAGCGACGGAGGTCGCGGGGGTGGTTGGTGAGGCACTCTTTAAAACTCGGTACGGTTCTTATTTCATCGCTTACGAAAACTCGGAACGTGAATGTGACAGGGGGCTGTCCCCGATATCTAGGGAAGAGGCTAGAACGTGGCTAAAAACCCACTATCGGCGGGAGTTGCCGCCATGGACGTCCAACGCAGAGCGTCGGATTACGCTGCGCATGCCGAGCACGCTAGGAATCCAAATTGACGCTCTGGCGAAGAGCAATGATCAATCGACAAATGCTTGGATCATCCGGTGCCTCGAGCGCTGTGTCCGAGCTCAAGGAACTAACTGATGGGATTACTAGGAAAAAGCAGCAGAGGTCGTACCTACTGCAATGTCATATGTTATGTGCAGTTTTCATCCACTTTACATTTCAGGGGATAATGATGAGGGACATAAAAAGCACCCGCGACATGCGCGGTTTCCTGCTTGAGCAAATGCAGGGAGTGGCCGAAGGAACTACCGATTTGGGGACGGCCAAGGGCGTTGCCAACATCGCGCAACAGGTCTACAACACAATCAACATCGAGCTTAAGGTGGCCCAAGCCAAGGAAAAGCTTAAAGGACTGACAATTGACTCTGTCAACTTTGACGATTAGTGGCGTTGACGCCGATATCATCGCCGACGCTATTGCGTCCGCCAAAGCCCAGCAGGATAGCAGGAACCTAACCAAGAAAATTTTGGAGTGCGATGAAGCATTTGCTGAATACATAGCGAAAACCTCGTTCAGGAGAGAGCCGTGCGTTCGCCAGGGCACCTACGGAGGGAGGCAGATGCCCCTCTATTGTCACTGGTACGGCTTCCCCTGGGAGGACCCCCGCAGTCCTGTCGTGATGCTGGGGTCCCGGTACAGTTTGATTCGACGATTTTCTTGGAGCACCTCCGCCTGCGCCAACGGTTGGGCCTATGAGGTTTTTCTGCGCTACATGCGACGGTCCAAATTCACCTCTATGGACAGACGTGAAATTTCCAATTTCATAAGGGATGTGGAACACAGACTCTATAGAAAATTTTCGCTTTCGTATCATTTCGACAATCGCGTCGCGCCTCTCGTATATGAACATTGGTGGATTGGCGGGGAGGCTTTTTTTCGGCAAGGCCCCATCAGTGAGACGATGATGCGGCTACTAATGCAGGTGTACAAAAAGTTTGGCACGTTGAGCGAGAAGGCTCTCCGGTATGCCGAGAAGGCGTCGGCTGAGGAGGTGGAGAGTGAAAAATGAGCTGCTTGCAGCATTGTTAATGCTTCCGCTTTGTGTGGCGGCGGTGGACGACTTTCCGCCGGTGACAAGTGACGAGCAGTACTGTATGGCCGAAGCCATGTATTTTGAGGCTCGAGGCGACGGTTGGCGGGGGATGGTAGCTGTAGGAGCGGTGGTGATGAACCGTGTGGCTGACCGCCGTTATCCGGACACGGTGTGTGAGGTAGTGCACCAGGGAGCGGAGCGCAATGACCGGCTCTGCCAGTTCAGCTACTTTTGTGATGGGCTTCCGGAAGCGTTTGGTGACAGTGAGCTCCGGGACTTGGCATATCGGATGGCTGATGCGGTCTTGAGCAGTGGGCGGGTGTCGGTGGTCGGCGTAGCCAACGCAACACATTACCACGCAATGCGCGTAGCACCGTGGTGGGCCGACACTCTCGAGCTCCAGGGATGCGTGGGCGACCACGTCTTCTACCAATGAAAAACATGGACTTTGACCGAGATGAGTGGCGCACTCCAGCGTGGCTGTTTCGGGTTGCCTCTCGAAACTTCGGCCCTTTTTCGCTGGATGTCGCGGCAACTGACGAGAATACGCTATGTCCATCCTTTTTTACCAAAGACACAGATGCACTGTCGCAAAAGTGGCCTTCCCAAGATGAAGAGGACGATTTTGGGATTGACGTGGTCTGGTGCAACCCGCCTTATTCCAACATTACACCTTGGCTCGAGCACGCTATTGAGTGTCGATCTGAGGTGGTGTTTCTCTTGCCGACGCCGAACGGTGAGAAGCGTGACAGACTGATTTTCGGATACGCCACGGACATTTTGTTTTTCGACAAGAGAGTGGCTTTCGTGCAGCCGAACGGGACGCCCAGAATAGGCAATCCCCGAGGTTCGTGTTTAGTGAGGTTTGCGCCTCTGGTCCCTGGCCGTTACGGTTGGCGTCCCAGGCACAAAAAAGACAGGGTCAGAGCAGATTTATATGAGGGTGCCAGCTAGCTTCCTCGACCTTTGTGGCCGGCCCCTTCTCCAGATGTTTTGATTGCATCCAGATCGTAGTTCATGGCTGCCAGCAATGCCTCCATTTTATAGATGGAGGGCTCGAGGATCTTCTTTCTTTCGTAGTTTTCAATGGTTGAGATGCCGACCCCAGACCGCCTGGAGAGCTCGGTGCGCGTGAGCCGAGTCTCTTTCCGAGTCTCCAGCAGAATGCTGGACCAGTGGTCTGGAATCGGTCCCTTCATCAATGCGTCGTGTGGTCTTCTTCGCCCTCGAACTCTTCAAGAATAGACGCATAACTGGTGTAAGGCGACCCGCGGTCAAATGCGAGTGTAATGGCCAAAAGCCGACTCATCATGTACCCCAGCGTGGGAACGCCCATGTGCGAGGCACCGTATTCAATGGCAACTCGGAATAGAGCAATGGTCTTGGCCGTGGGCGATACGTCCTCGGAGCATTTGTCGGTCAGATCGCAAACATTTTCGTAAAATTTGTCTAGATCGTTCATGAGATAAAGCTAACGTTGTCGGGAAGAGAATCTTGCTCTTTGTGAATCTCGGCATAGAACTCCAAGACTTCTTTGTTGCTAGGGAAATCCTTAGCCAAATTCACCAAAAAAGCAATCTGTTGTGCCGGCGAGCGGTGGTCCGTTTGCGCCATTTGCCACAAATCGGCCCACACCTCGAGAGGCACTGCCACGGATCGGAACTTCCGGTTTTCTTTCTCTGATACAGTTTTCACCATTGTACTTCTCCTATTTAGTCAACCAGTTTCTAAGATTTTCGCCCAGCACTTCGCTGGCGATGTCCATTTTGTTGCGGAGGGCCTTGACGATCCGCTCGTCAATGGTTTTCTCCGCAATGAAATCAATGTAAGTGACGCTTTTGTGTTGCCCAATTCTGTGAGCTCGGTCCTCGGACTGCATTCGCACTGCCAGGTCAAAACTATTGCTGAAGTAGATGACCGTCTGGGCTGCCGTTAGAGTGATGCCGTACCCGCCGGTCTGGGGGTTGCCTACGAAATACATGGCCTTCCCGTTTTGAAATCGCTCGATGCCCCGGGTCCGTTCTTCGTCGCTGGTGTCCCCATAGTAGAGAACGGTGGAGTCGGCACCATATTTTTTGATAAGGGCTTGGCTGATGCGCTGCACGTCGTAGCGGAACCGCGACCAGATAATGACTTTGCCTTCCATTTCTTCGAGGCAGGTCAAGAGCTCGTTCAGGCGGTTGTCATTGATCTCGATCAGGTCGCCACCGTCGGATTTGGTATGGCCGCTCAACACCTGCTGTAGGCGTAGGAGCTGGGTCATGACGTTTGTGGTGGTCATAAATTCGTCATCGCCTATTTGCGCCAACGCAAATTCTCGGAGCTCGTTATATATACGAGCCTGGTCCTCGCTCAGCGTGATGTTTCTCTGTGTATAGATCTTCGGAGGAAGATCGAGGCACTCATCCTTGCGGATACGGTGGCTGAATCGCTTCAGCAGCCAGGAAAGTCTGTCCAGGTCGCGATATCCGACCACCAGGTTAAAT